GTACTAGATAATGGATAAAAATGATTACATCGCAGCACGTGTTTCTGACATGATGTATGATGACGATACACTTACGTTTTGCGATGCTCACGATAGGGCACACAGGGCATACGAGCGTTTTTTAAATGAAACGACATTCTTAGTTAATTCTTTCAAAGATGAGGATTTAGATGACGGATGAAGACAGTCAATTTTTAAAACACGGCCCGTGCGAAAGCTGTGGTAGCTCAGACGCTAACGCATTTTATTCAAACGGAACCCAGTACTGCTTCGCTTGTGCTAAGTGGACAAAAGATGATGATGCTGTTATCACTAACGCGCCTATTAGAAAGGGTATGACCATGAGCTTGCTTTCATATGAGTATCAATCGCTAGGTAAGCGTAAGATACCTGACAACATCACACGCCAGTACCGCTATGGTTTTGGCACAGATGCTAACGGCGTTTTGTGTCACGTAGCCAACTACTTTAACGATGCTAAAGAAATAGTAGCCCAGAAACTACGTTACCCAGATAAAACATTCAAGTTTATCGGTGACACTAAAGAGGCAACACTATTCGGACAGCAGCTTTGGGGCGGTACAGGTAAAAAAGTAGTTATCACAGAAGGCGAACTGGACGCACTATCAGTCGCCACAGCCTTTGACGGTAAGTACCCTGTTGTCAGCCTAAAGGGTGGCAGCAACTCAGCTAAGAAAGAAATAGCTCAACAGCTAAAGTGGATCACAGGTCACGAAGAGATTTATCTCTGGTTTGACAATGATGAAGCTGGTAGACAAGCAGTCGTAGAATGTGTAAACATCCTCCCTGCTGACAAGGTGCGTATCATACGCCACGCAGATCACAAAGACGCAAGTGATGTGCTAGTCTACAAAGGTAAAGCTGGTGTAGTAAACGCTTTCTATAACGCAGAGAAATACCAGCCAGATGACATTGTGCGGCCTCTTGATTTGATTGAGTCCGTAGCAGAGCCTATCGAAATGGGCTTCAGTTACTGCTACAGCAAACTTACTGACATGCTCTATGGCAGACGGTTTGGTGAGGTGGTTGTAGTTGGTGCAGGTGTTAGTGTAGGTAAGACAGACTTTGTGATGAGCCAGTTGGCCCATGACTTAAAACAGGGCTGGAAGGTAGCAACCTTTATGCTCGAACAGTCAACCAAAGAAACACTTCTTAGGGCTGCTGGTAAGATAGATGGGTGTCACTATCACCTACCTAACGTAGAACACAACAAAGAGCAGATCATTAAGACTGTTACAAGCTTTCAAGGTGATTTGTATATGTTCGATAACTTTGGTAGTAATGATTGGACGACTATTAGCGATAAAATACGCTACATGTACCATAATTACGGGTGCCGCATTGTTTACATAGACAATCTTACAGCGTTAAACGCACACGCCTCAGATGAGCGGCGTAATTTAGATGGTCTTATGGCAGAAGTTGCTGGCATTGCTAAAGAGCTAGACATATGGGTTATGTTGGTATCACACCTTAACCCGCCCAAGTCAGGCGTCAGTCACGAAGCTGGTGGTCAGACAGAGCAAGGACAGTTTACAGGCTCACGTGCTATTATGCGGTGGGCATACGCAATGTTTGGTATCGAACGCAACACACTACATGACGACCCGATAGAACGTAACAGGGGTCTAATACGAGTACTGAAAGATCGGTTTAGTGGTTCTGCTACAGGACACACAGTCGGTTTTCTCTACGACAAAGATACTGGTATCGTTCACCAGATGGACGAAGACTTTGAGATAGCACAAACGGAGGCGACAGATGAGGGCGATTTTTGACATTGAAGCTAATGGTTTGTACTATGAAGCAGACCAAGTACACTGCATATCTATCCACATTGAGGGTAGCAAAACGACTGAGGTATACACATCTAAGTATGTCGAAGGGTCTGACGGCTCCTTACAACAGGGGCTAGATATACTCAGTGAAGCTGATGTTATTATCGGACACAACGTAGTTAACTATGATATTCCTCTTTTGGAAAAGCTATACCCTGAGTGGTCTTATGTTGACGCATTAGATACTCTTATTATGAGTAGGCTTGGTTTTCCTAATATGCTAATGGCAGACGCCAACCGTAAGTCGTTACCTCCTAAACTTAAAGGTGGTCACAGTCTTAAAGCTTGGGGCTACAGACTACGCAAACTTAAAGGTGAGTTCCCACAAGAACAGTGGGAAGTACTAACACCTGAGATGGTTTCGTACTGCCGACAGGATGCTGTTGTTACAACGGCCTTACTTGCTAAAGTAGAAAGTGTAGGTCTTACTTCTGAAGCTATCTGGCTCGAACATAAGTTTGCTACGATTATCAACAGACAGGAAAAGTATGGTGTTTGGTTTGACATTGAAAAAGCCCAGCGCCTACACGTATCCTTACTAGAGGAAGTTGATAATGCTGAAAAAAAATTGTTGGAGGTTTTCACGCCTCTAAAAACATGGACACCCAAGCCGTACCCTAAGATTGCTGTTAAGAAAGACGGACAAAAGTCTCAGGTTCTGATTAACCAGCTGGCATTAGGGTGTCACTTCAACGAAGCTAACGAGTGGGGCTACTATCGTGATGTGGTATTTAACCCATCAAGCCGACAAAATATAGCACGGTGGTTAAAAGAGGTTTACAATTGGACAGCTACCGACTATACAGAAAACGGCACACCAATCATCAACGAGAAAGTGTTGTCGAAACTAGATTTTAAAGAAGGCAAAATACTCGCTCACTATTTCAATGTTACCAAGCTGCTAGGACAATTAGCGGAGGGTAAAAACGCATGGATGAAGATGGTCAAAGACGATGGTCGTATTCATGGTAGTGTTAATACTCTTGGGGCTGTATCACGGCGATGCACCCATTCTAACCCGAACATGGCGCAGGTGCCTAGCTCACGGGCTTACAAAGGCCACGAAGCTAGATCACTATTCTCTGTTCCTACGGGTAAAGTACTAATTGGATGTGACGCAGATGGATTGGAATTAAGAACACTTTCGCATTTCATGGCTATCTTTGATGGCGGTGCTTATGCGAAGGCTGTTGACAGCGGTAAGAAAGAAGACGGCACAGACATCCACAGTGTTAATCAACGCAGTGCTGGGCTACCTTCGAGAGACCTTGGAAAAACGTTTATTTACGCATTTCTTTATGGGGCAGGTGACGGCAAGATTGGTGAGATAATAAAGGGTGACGCCGAAGACGGTAGAAAGCTTAAAGATCGTTTCTTTAAAGCTACCCCTGCTATCAAACTTCTTATCGACCAAGTTGCAAAAGTATACAAAGCTACTAAGACACTCAAGGCTTTGGATAAAACTCCTTATCATATTAGGAGTTCTCATTCAGCACTAAATACTTTACTACAAGGTGCGGGTGCATTGGTTATGAAATACTACTTAATATTTCTTGATCGTAATCTACAAAAGAAGTACTCAGTCGGTACGCAGTATGAGTTTGTTCTCAACGTACACGACGAAGTGCAGATAGAATGTGATGCAGACATCGCAGAAGACGTAGCTGCAATAGCTGAGAACAGCTTTGCGGATGTAACACAACACTTAAAGTTTAGGATTCCACTGCGCGGCTCTGCCGACATTGGTCAATCTTGGGCAGACACACACTAAGGAGATACTATGACATACAACCTAGATGAACTTGAGCTTAATGTGCGTAGTTGGTCGCGCCAGCGTGGTATCTTAGATAACTCCACAGCAAGCCAGCAGTTTTTAAAACTTGTTAGTGAGATGGGAGAGCTTGCAGACAACATCGCAAAGCAGCGAGATGTCAGGGACGACATTGGAGACTGCATGGTAGTACTCACAAACATTGCAGCGTTGTCTGGCACCAACCTAACAGACTGTATGACAGTTGCTTGGGATGACATTAAACATAGAACAGGTTTCTTGAATGAAAATGGTGTGTTTGTTAAAGACGGAGACACACAAGCATCCTTTGCAGAGAGGTTGTGCGATGTCTAAACAAGTAGGTGGTAGTCATTACCTAATGCCTATAGAGCCTATCGACTTTATAGTTAAAAATAATATGGAATACCGAGAAGCAAATGTAGTTAAATACGTATGCCGACATAAAAATAAAAATGGAAAACAGGATATTGAGAAAGCTATTCACTATCTTGAAATGATCTTAGAGGAATATGATGCTTGATTTTGCAAAAGAATTACTAAACAAACACTACTGTCGGCCTAACGAATCAATCGAAGAGGCGTACAAACGAGCGTCCGATTGCTTTGCTACAGACCCAGAGCATAGCTCACGTATCCAGAGCTACCTAAACAAAGAATGGTTTATGTTTAGCTCACCAATCTTGAGCAACGCTCCTGCCGCTGGAGAGGCTCCTAAAGGGATGCCTATCAGCTGCTTCCTAACCTATGTACCTGACAGCATCAAAGGCCTCTGTGACCACACTACAGAAGAGCGTTGGTTGTCTGTTAAAGGTGGTGGTGTAGGCGGTCATTGGTCAGATGTACGCTCAATGTCAGAGAAAACTCCAGGAGTTAACGGCTTCCTACATACAGTAGACGCAGACATGGTTGCTTATCGGCAAGGTAAAACACGCCGTGGAAGCTACGCAGCTTACCTCGATATTTCACACCCTGAGATTATTGAGTTTATTAAGATGCGTACACCAAGCGGTGACTTGAACCGTAAGAACCTTAACCTCCACCACGGTGTAAACATCACACGTGCCTTTAGCGATGCTGTTGACAACAACCTTGATTGGAGTTTGATTGACCCACACACAAAAGAAATTGTTGAGACTGTACGTGCCAGAGACCTTTGGGAAGAAATCCTAACAGCCCGTTTCCGTACTGGTGAGCCTTACATCAACAATCTTGACGAAGCTAACGATAAGATGCACCCAGCCTTGAAAGCTAAAGGCCTACGTATCAATGGTAGTAACCTCTGCAACGAGATTCACCTACCTACAGCAGAAGACCGTACAGCTGTTTGCTGCTTATCTTCTGTTAACCTAGCTAAGTATGATGAGTGGAAAGAAGACACCCAATTCGTTGGTGATCTAATTGAAATGCTAGACAACGTACTACAGTTCTTTATTGACCACGCACCAAGCGAATTAAGCCGCGCTATCTACTCTGCTAAACGTGAGCGTAGTCTTGGTCTAGGTGCTATGGGCTTCCACGATTACTTGATGGAACATAACATGCCGTTTGAGTCAGCTTTGGCACTAAGCATGAACAAGAATATGTTTAAAAACATTAAGACTAAAGCACTGGCAGCAACAGAACGATTAGCACAGACACGCGGTGAGGCACCAGACGGTGAAGGCTACGGTGTTCGTAACCTACACTTACTTGCTGTAGCGCCTAACGCTAACAGTAGTATCATCTTAGGGGTATCACCAAGCATTGAGCCACGAGCTTCCAACTGCTTCACCCACAAGACACGTGTTGGTAGTCACCTAGTTAAGACACCAGCCCTTGAGCTAGTACTACGTAAGATGGGTAAGAACAACGACGAGACTTGGGACTCTATCATGGCTAACGATGGCTCTGTACAGCATCTTGACTTTCTGACCGACGACACCAAAGATGTTTTCAAGACAGCCTTTGAGTTGGATCAGCGTTGGGTAGTAGAACACGCACGTGCCCGTCAAGGCTACCTCTGCCAAGGTCAATCAGTCAACCTATTCTTTCCATCAGGTGCTGATAAAGGCCACGTTAACACAGTACACCGACTTGCTTTCAAACCTGCTAACGATGTGGGCGAGCCTCTTAAAGGCCTGTACTATTTGCGTACAGAATCAAGCCGTAAAACAGAACAAGTAAATGTAAAAATTAAACGTGACGCTCTCAAGGATGGACAATCAGGTGTCCAAGGTGAATTGGATGAGTGCATGGCATGTCAAGGATAAACAATGCTAACTGAAAAAAGCTTAACATACAAACCCCTCCGCTACCAACAGGCAGAGGACTACCGCTTACAGTCAGAAGACATTCACTGGGTGGTAAAAGAAGTAGAAATGACACGGGACGTTGAAGACTTCCGTGCAGCGTCAGCAGAAGAACGAGAATTTATTAAAAATATTTTGTCCATCTTTACGCAAAGCGACTTTAATGTTGCCGCTGGATACCTACCACTAATCAATACGTTAAAGAACAACGAAGTCCGAGGGATGCTCACTAGCTTTATGGCACGTGAGTTTATCCACCAAGAAGGCTACGCCCACCTAAACGAAAGCTTGGGCTTCCCAGACTCATACTACACTGACTTCCTAAAGCATAGCGAGACACTTGAGAAAGATTCGTACATGCAAAACAATCAGTTCAAAGATAACTTTGGGTTGTCACTAGCGAAAGGTATTTTACTTGAAGGCATCTCTCTATTCGGTAGCTTTGTTATGCTCAAAAACTTTGAACGGCATGGCAAATACTTGGGGATGTGTACAATCAATGAGTGGTCGCTTCGTGACGAAACTCTACACGTTGAAGGCAATGCTTGGCTCTTTCGTACTTGGTGTCAAGAGAACCCCCAAGCGATTGATGACACGTTTAAAATGCACATTTACAACATGGCTCGAAGTATTGTTGACATGGAAAAGAAGTTTGTCGATTTTGCTTTTGGTTCTTACAGCCCGAAGGATTTATCGAAAGGCCAAGTCAAAGCTTACCTCGAATACATAACAGACCGCCGACTACTACAGCTTGGTCTGAAGCCTAACTACGAGCGTTCTGAAAACCCATTGCCTTGGATGGACGTGTTAAATAATGGTAGCTCTCACGCTAACTTCTTTGAGAAGCGTGTGACTGATTACTCAGTTGCTGGTATGTCTGGCGACTACGGCTACTAATATAAACAAAGGAGACTACTTTGGCTGAATATTCAATAGACTTGTCAAAGGTTTTTAAAAATAAAAAACCTACAGTTTGGGACAGAACAGTTCCAATTGTACAACACGACACTATATACCATTGTTACATATCAGGTGAAATAACAGAACCAAGTGAGTACAATGAGATGTGCTTCTTACTGGAAAATGCAGTAGAAGGTGACAAAGTTATTATTCACATTAACACTGGAGGTGGGATGATAGACAGCGCGTTTAAAGTTGTAGCTTCTATCAAACGATCAAAGGCCTATGTAGTAGCCCGTCTAACGGGCACAGTAGCATCTGCTGGTACTATCATTGCACTAACATGTAATGATTTAGAAGTTGAGGATTACACACACTTTATGATCCACAACTATTCTACAGGTACGCAAGGTAAGGGACATGAAGTCTTAGACTTTATTAACTTTAATGACAAAGACCTAAAGAACACGTTTCGAGAAATCTATAAAAAATTCTTGAGCGATAAAGAGATTAACGATGTTCTAAAGGGTAAAGACATGTGGCTTACAGCTGCAAGTGTAAAAGAGAGATGGAGTAAGAAAATTGGTTAAGACTTTAATTGTAGATATTGAGACATCCCCTATCATGGGGAAGGTCTGGGCGTTGTGGAAACAAAACATCTCGCTAGATCAAATTGAGAATGACTGGTTTATTATGTCATACTCCGCTAAGTGGCTAGACGACGAGGGTGTGTTCTATAACGACTGTCGTAATAATATTGGTGATGACTACCAACTACTGTCTGACCTACACCACCTACTTGACGAAGCGGACTTTGTAGTAGCACACAACGGGGATCGTTTTGACATCCCGAAGATCAATGCACGTATGCTGCTTAACGGTATGTCACCACCTAGTCCTTACAAAAGTATTGATACTTTGAAGGTAGCAAAGCGTACCTTTAAGTTTACGTCTAACAAGTTGGCGTACCTTACTGACGCACTATGCTCTAATAAGAAGCTATCACACAGTAAGTTTTCTGGTTGGAAGCTTTGGAATGAGTGCATGGCAGGTAACGAAGAAGCTTGGGAGGAAATGTACGAATACAATTGTATGGATGTTATCTCTCTCGAAGAGCTATACCTTGTACTACGCCCTTGGATGCCTAGCCACCCTACTCTTGCCAGCTACGACGACGACGAATCACGCCGTTGCCCTAAGTGCGACAGTGAAGACCTCACAAAGCGTGGCTTCTATCATACTAACAAAGGTAAGTTTCAACGCTTCCATTGTAATAGCTGTGGTGGTTGGTCATCTGAAACAACTACAAGTAATACACCAGCAAAACGAAAGAGCCTCTTGGCTAGTCGATAGGAGACAAACATGAGTTTACTAAAAGGATACAACAGCCTCAACACCCGAAAACGTAGCGAGGTACAAGAAGACTTTCTACTTACTATTGATAAGATGATGGCAGAGCCACAGCCAGAAGACGAGACAGAGCTATGCCTCATTGCTGAAGACACTCTACTTGAGCTTGTTCAGCTGTATGCAGAGTATAGTGTATCGTACTTACGGGACGTAGCACAAACGCTTACTGAGCCAAAAGACGCTAACAATACTATGAAGTTTATGAATAGTTATATCGCGGAAGTTACCAACCGAGCGGGTGTTCACTACTTCAACGCGGAGCAAGGTTATTCTATTATTGATAAAGCGGTGCAACTTGCTTTAGATAACAATGGCTTAGTGACACATGATGAGGTACAAGACATTATAAACGACATTGAAGAGTCATATGTAGAAGAAACAGAAGAGGAATAATTATGATAGCATTAGTAGACGCTGATTCACTTATCTATAAAGTTGGGTTTGCAATTGAAGATAAAACATATTGGAATGAATGTGAAGTGCTTGCGGGTGTTGAACAAGAAAAAGATATTGTTCACGACACTAACCTAACCGTCTGCTATGCTACTCTGGATCAGCTTGTGTCAAACATTGTTTTTGCCACAGGCTGTGACAGTGCCAAATTAGTATTCTCTGGGGGTGTTAACTTTAGACACAGCTTCCCAATCTCTTACAAAGCTAACCGCAAAGAATCACGTAAGCCAGAAGGGTTTAAAGAAATCTTAGCGTACACATTAGCCAACTACGACTGCCACACTACAGACGGTATTGAAGCAGACGACTACGTTGTACACCTAAAGACTGAATACCCAGAAGACTACCTACTGTGTGCTATCGACAAAGACGTTCTATATCAAAGTGTTGGTACGCATTACAACTATGGACGTGATGAGGAAGTAACTGTCAATGAGTTTGATGCTATTAAGTATGCTTACTTTCAGACCCTCATGGGGGATGTAACTGACGGGTATAAAGGAGCAAACGGCATTGGTAAAGTAAAAGCTGAAAAGCTACTTGCAGACTGCGAAACAGAAACAGAAATGTGGAAGGTAGTTATTGATACGTATGAAAGTAAGGGGCAAACAGCTGATGAAGCGTTGTGGACGATGAGACTAGCACAGATGCACCAATACAATGGAACCGAAATAATCCTCTGGAATCCGCCAGAGGAACCGAAAGTAGTAGCTGAATGGTCAGCTTTAAATGAAACGACTATCTAAGATAAATGAGTAATCTCAGCTAGTTAGGAGGCACTATGAATATAGCACCAGCCGTTCTACGGCAATTAATTGGACAACTTGAGGATAAGTTTCCAGATAGATTACCACAATCACAAATAAAAGAAGTAGATTTAGCACGTGCCATTGGACAACAAGATGTTCTTAGAGTTATTAGAGACTTGATAGAGCGGAATGAACGATAATGGCTAATGTTGAAATAGTACTTTACTCAAATAAATATAAGAAAGAGCTTAGTGATTTACTTGTTAAGTTCAGCCAAGAACTATTTGGTGATGGCACAGCTAACGTAGATGAGTTCATAGACCATCATTGGTGTGTGTACCTTGCAATAAGAGACGATAAGGTAATTGGTTTATCCAGTTACATCTTTAATACTTATTTCGGACTACGCACACCTACTGTTGGTAACGACTACTTATATGTTTTACCAGAACATAGGGGCAGTAGGGCCATGTGGATGCTGGCTGTTCAAACAGGTAAAGTCAGTGTTGATAACAACCTACCACTAGAACACTATTACGCTTCTGAACAAACAAACAGAGTAGGTCGTAAAATGAAGGGTGTAAAAGCCTATTCTACTTACATCTACCCAGTAGAAGAAGTTAGGCGTGTGTTTACCCATCTTATATCCAAAGTTAAATTTAAGGAATAACCATGAAACTACTAGACGTACTTGATACACTGTTTGCTAAGATGTTCAATCCTCTTGGTATGCCTGTATACGCACAAGGCTTTGATCTAAAACCAACTGCATTAGAGCCAGAATACAATTCAAACATCTTGTTTAAAAAAGGCGGTTCTACTGTTGTTGAGAAACCAGTATACACCCCTCCACCACCCGCACCTACACCAGCGTCTGCGTCTACACAAGCAGAAGCTGTAACACCAGAAGAAGAAGCAATGCGTAAAAAAGAAGCTCAGAAGAGCGGCGCTAAGTCACTTCAAATCCCAGCTACAAGCGGTGGCGGTGGTGCTGCACAGGTTGGCACAGGTACGTAAGGAAGTTTAAATGCCCGAAAACATGACGACAGAAGAGATACTGGTACAGTACTCTGCTTCGCGTGAGAAGTTTTCAAAACTAGATGCAGACAGGACTTCTGTACTTGACAGAGCCAGAGAGTGTTCTAAGCTGACGATCCCATCTGTAGTTACCGATAGTGGTCACACAGAGTCAGACGACTTAGACACCCCCTATCAAGCTGTCGGCAGTAGACTTGTTCACAACCTAGCAAGTAAATTACTTCTTACATTACTCCCACCTAACACCAGCTTCTTTCGTCTCCTACCAGACCCAGAAGTTATCCAGCTTGCACAGCAACAACAGCAAGGTGGTAAGGACGAGCTAGAACGAAGCCTAGTTACTCTTGAGCAAGAGATTATGAAGCAGATCGAACGAGAGGCACTTCGTGTTCCTATCTTCGAGGCTATTAAGTCTCTTATTATCTCTGGTAACGCACTTCTGTATAAAACAGAGACAGGCCTTAAAAGCTATAAGCTAGATAACTTTGTTATCGCACGTGACTTTAGCGGTAATCCTATGGAGATTATCTGCAAAGAAGAAGTCTCAAAAGATACACTACCAGATGACATTTTAGAACAGTTAGAAACTGACCCTGCCTTTGGTGATGGTTCAAGAGCTACTATCTACACACGTGCTATTAAAAAGCTAGGTGTTTGGTATGAGTTTCAAGAGGTTGAAGGTGTTCTTGTGGAAGGCTCTGACGTAGTATACGAAGACCCTAACGAGCTACCCTTTATCCCACTACGCTGGACTTCTATTAATGGTGAAAGCTATGGACGTGGTTTGGTTGAGCAGTATCTAGGTGACTTCCGTTCCCTTGAGGCTCTATACCAACTACTACTAGAAGCTTCCTCAGTTATGGCGCGTGTTATCTTTGGTAAACGTGCTGGTTCTACTGTAGATGTTGATGACCTAAACACAGCTGAGAATGGTATTTGTATCCTTGGTGACTTGGAACAAGACATCACCACCCTTAGAGTAGACAAAGGCTCAGACCTTCGTGTTCCTATGGATATGGTTCAAGAGCTTACTCGTCGTCTGGAACAAGCTTTCCTATCTGCGACAAGTGCCACTCGTGACTCTGAGCGTACTACCGCTACAGAAATTCGTTACATGGCAGCAGACCTTGAGAAAAGCCTTGGTGGTGTTTACTCTATTCTATCACTCGAACTACAACGTCCACTTGCTTACCAACTACTAACACAAACTAAAGTAGACCTTTCGTCTCTTGGTATTGAGCTAGTTATTGTAACAGGTGTAGAGGCCTTGGGCCGCAACGTAGAGCTTGATAAGATCAGACAGTTTAACCAACTTATTCAAGAGTTGGGTAGTCCTGAGATTATACTTAGCCGACTTAATGTTGGTGCGTATATTTCTAAAATAGCTAACAGCCTTGGACTTGATACAACAGACTTAATCAAATCAGAAGAGCAACTACAGCAAGAACAGCAAGCAGCACAACAGCAGCAACTCCTACAACAAGGTGGTGGTGCAATGGCTCAAGAAGCTGGTGCAGAAGCTGGTAGACAACTTACTCAAGAAGGCTAAAAATTCTAAAGGAGAATACAATGGCTAAAACACAATCCCTCTACGAGCTAAAACAAGCTGGTATGAAAAAAAAGAACCCCAACACTATTACCGATGCAGATTACTTCCTACGTGATAAAGAAGAAGAAGCACAACAGGGCTATCCAAATAGTATTGATATGACCCCTGCACCCGCTCCAGTAGCTAAGAAAACTACTTCTTCAAAGGATGAATAAGTATGGAAGAACAAGCTGAACAGGTAGAAACTGAAGCTGTCCCAGACGAAGGCTCTGGGCAGCCTCAACTTTCTGAACGTGAGACCATCGAACAAGAGGCCATCAAACGCTACCAAGAGTCACAAATGACTCAAGCTGAAAAAGGTGAAGGTACTCCCGAAGGTTACAACGATGACGGCACAGAAGCTGAAGAGCTTCTAGGTGGTAAGTTTAAGTCTCAAGAAGACTTACTAAAAGCTTACCAAGAACTTGAAAACAAACTAGGACAGCCAAAAGAAGACGCACCAGTAGCGGAAGATGTCGCAGAAGCTGTAGCTGAAGAAGTTACAGGCGGTATTGAAGTAGCACGATACGAACAAGAGTTTGTAGACACTGGTAAGCTCTCTGAAGAGTCCTACGGCAACCTTGAGAAACTAGGCTTTAGTAAGACTCAGGTTGACCAATACATTCAAGGCCAAACAGCATACGCCAACACAGTACGTG